TGTATGCCGGTATCGAACCCTTTCTTATCCAGACCCAGTGTCGCTACGAGGTTCCCGACGTTCAGCGCCATGTGTCGTTACTGTCCCACCGAATATCAGTGCTATTTCTTTGCATCGTCGTTTCATCTCCTCCGGCGACTGCGGCTGTTTTGGCGTCGTGTCCGGGAAGATGTCCTTCCAGGTCCATACCCGGTCCGTTCGTTTCTGCCGGAGCGAGTTGTAGACCGCGGCCGCAACCGTCCCGGCCCGAACATTCTCCATCTGGTGCTGCTGCCGGTCGCGGGCGGCCTTGCCAGCGATCGTGATCGCAATCTCCGCCGGCGTCAGGTCGTAGAGGATGCGTGGATCATCGAAGTACCCGGTTTCCGCGGCAAGGTCGAGGTACTCGTGCATCCACCCGGAGAACGGTTTCAGTTTTCCCGTATCGCCCGCGGGTTTCTTCGTCGAGGCCGACTGCATCGCGTCGTTCAGGAGTTCCGCGAGTTCTTCGATGGTGATGTGTCGAGGACGGTCTCAAACTCCGCGTCCGTCAACATCTTGCCGTCTTTCCGCATGCAGAGTTTGACGAGCCTCGCTGTCATGGTGACGTTCGGGTCGTCGCCGAGCATCTTCGGGAGATCGGTGATCTTCGTCTCGAACTCCCGCTCGATCGCGATCGAGGTCCCGGCGGAGAAACGGAGGGTGTAGTTCACCCCTCCGATCTCCCGGGTCACGTTTGGGATCATGTTGAGGACGCCTCACTGAACACGGGCGGAGTCTTGCCGTCGATCCGCAGGGTGAACGTCCGCTGCACTTTTTCGTCCTTGGGGACAGCGATCCGATCCCGGACACAAACGCCGTGAAGGTGAGCGTCGAGGAGTCCGGGAACGTGATCGTGTACTGCGCCGAGCCCCCGCTGACAAACGCCTGCGTCAGCCGGGTGTTCCCGCTCGTGTCCTTGTTGTAGTTCACGGTCAGGTCAAACGTGCCGGCGTCCTTGAGGCCCTGCACGAAGGTCTTCCACCCGCCGGCGCCGTAGACGGTGTCTTCGATCTCATCTGCGGTGAGCGAGGAGGTCACCGATCGCGTCCACGTTGGCGATGGCGCCGACGGAGTCTGCGATAGTCGTTGTCTTGCCGATATAGGTCGTCATGTATACCACTTGTTGATGTCAAACTGCACCGGGCATGACCCGGTCGGTGCTGTCGGGTAGTCATCGCCGGGGGCGGACCACTGCGAGTAATCGTAGTAGTCGCCGCAGGAAGGCGATCGCAGATAGGCGCGGTTCGGTCACTCCGGTCGGTAAGAACCGGAACGACCGATGGATCAGTCCGTCCCGGGGCGTCTCCTGCCCGAGAGCGGAGACAAACGCCTCGAACACGTATGTCGAGTGGTCCGGGAAGATCAGAGCATATTCCGCGGACTCGCCCGATTCGTAGCGGTCGAGGAGCCGGACCACCGGTTCGTCGTTCTCCCGGTAGTTCAGGCGGACGGTGACCGGGGCGTCCCGTTTCAGGCCGACCCGGTGCGTCCGGCGTTCCCGCGGTCCGTGCGTCGTGGTCTCGATCTCGGTGCGTTCGAGGTCGAGCCGGCCGATCGCGGAGACCGGGGCGATGGTGACGCCGGCGGTCACGTCGTAGAGGATGGATCCTTTGCCAATCATGGTTCGTGCCATTTCGATAGGTCATAGTAGGCGCCGCACAGGCCGATGACCGGTGCCGCCCGCTCGCGCATCGTGGCGAAGTTCAGGCTGAACTCNTGCGTCTCCCCCTGGCTCGTGGCGGCTTTCCCGAGGTAGGCCGGATCACTCATCGCCGTGACGGAGAGGTAGCGGGTGCCGTTGATCGGCCAGTTCGCGAGCCCGTCGAATGCGTCCCGGATCTGGTCGGCCTTGTCGCGGGCGAGCAGGTAGGCCGGGTTGCGGACGAGGATCTGCACCGAGGGGTGGTCGATCACCTCTCCCGGTCCGTAGTCATGATACGGAGCCGGACCGCCGGTCTCGACGACGGTGATCGCGGCCGCCCGGTCCGGGACTCCCCGAGCCACAGGTTGATGCCAGGTGTGCCAATCCCGAGCTCGGTCAGGTACTGCACGAAGTCGTCGCCGACGCTCACGGTTTCACCTGCCCGAGGAGTTTCTGGAGATACTTCGCGTATTCTCCGGAGAGGTGATTTACGGCGTTCTCCAAGAACTTCGCTTCCCCAACGGGGTGGCGGACACCGAGCCGTTCATGGACCGGGACGCATATGCCTTCCCCTTCTCCCAGGTTGCGCCGAACTTCTCGTAGCCGACCACCTGCACGTAGGTGTCGCCGTCCCGGAGCGGCCCCTCGTTGAAGACCCGGGACCGGAGTTCCCCGGTCTCGACGGGGCACCGGCGGGTGGACTCGCCTTCCACCCGGCCGCCGAACTTCCGCATACCGTCCGCGACCGCGTCCGTCATCCGGTCCTTATAGACCTCCAGGTTCGCGATCAGCGTCTGGTCGCCGTTGACATACGCCACCTTCACGCTTGGTCTGGCCATGATCTTAACTCCGGCTGTAGATCGTCTCGATGCCGCCGATCTCCTCCCCGGTCTCCGGGTCAGTCGCAATCACGATATCTGCGATCTTGACCCGCCGGATCTCCTCGTTCCCGTTGAGGAATACGTATTCGTCGTTCTGTACCAGGAGGCGGTCGGCGTCGAACTCCTCGGCCCCGACGGCCGTGTGGACTCTCATAATCTGTTTCCCCGTCATTCAGTCACCTCGACCGGGTCGAATGCGACCCGGAGGAATGGGTGTCGTTCGGCGATCTGGCAGTTGAGACCGTGGCAATCCGCGTGTTTCGTGTAGCCGATCCAGGACGCGATCGAAGAGCGAGCGTCGCCGTCGAATGTCCCGGCCTCCATCTGTTCCAGGCGCTTGTAGGCCCTCTGGACGTTCCGCGACAGGACTTTGATGTGGTCACGGTAGACCCGGTAGCCAAGGTACTTGACACCGCAATCGACCGGGGTCAGGGTTTGTTTGACCTGGTGGAGCCGAAGATGTAGCCGATCGGCCAGGAACGCTTCAATCTCGTCACGCCACTCCCAGAGTTGGCGTTTGTCCGTGTGCACGAGCGTGATGTCGTCCATGTAGCGGAGGTACTCCTTTACCCGGAGATCGTGTTTCGCGAACATGTCTAACTCGTGGAGGTAGATGTTCGCGAAGACTTGCGACGTCAGATTCCCGAGTGGGATACCGGTACCGGGCGAATCCTCGTAACTCTCGACGATCAAACGGATCAGGCGCATCATCTGCGGATCCCGGATCCGTCTCTCAATCAGAGAGATCAGGATCTCGTGATCGATGCTCGCGAAGTATGACTTGACATCAAGCTGGAGCACGTAGCCGCTTCCTTCGGGGTGGCGGCGCATGAACCGCTGCAACCGATCCACGGCGACGTGGGTCCCCTTGCCCTTGATGCAGGCATATGTATCGTAGGTGAACGGCTCCCAGAGACTGATGACAACATCAGAGACGGCTCGGTGCACGACCCTATCACGGAACGGGGGGGCNTTGATCAGTCTCCGTTTTGGGTCCTCGACGAAAAACCGCGAATACGACCCTGGCCGCCATCGCTCCTCCACCAGGTCGTCCCGAATCGAAAACAGGTTCCCTTCCAGATCCTGCTCAAACTCGATTGCATACTCCTTCTCACGCTTCCCCTTACAGCAGAGCAGGTACGCTCGGTAGAGCGCCGGGAACGTGCAGATTCGAGGGTAGAGGTCGGTGTAGGTCTTCATATGCTGCCGATGTGGACGGAGGAGGGTTCGGAACGCGCCTACTATCTCTCCGGAGCCTGTTTTGTATTCCGCTCATCGAGCGACGAGTTATCCGGGTGATGTACTGTTGATCTGATGTTTTCTTCCGCAACCGTGGTCGCGCATACCATCCTCGAACGGTATTCCGCGGAAGCCGATGTTGTTGTTCGCGNNGGACGGGGCGNTGNTCACGTTCAGGCAGAACAGNCCATAGNTCGCGCCATNGNTCCAANTCCCGCCCCGNANCGCAGCNCGNNTNNTATACGGCNTCCTCTCACCCGGCCCGTAGTGTCGGGGCGAAGCAGGAGACTAAGCCTGCTTCACCTTCATCCACCCGCCGTTCATCTTCCCCAGTTCAACGATTTTCTTCGCAACCACCTCGTATTGTCCGATACTGATGTATCTGAGGTCTCTCGCCAGGCGCACGATCACCTGGAGGTAATCGATCTCCTGGTCGAGATCCTGGTTGACCGCGGTTCCCTGCACGGAGTTGGCGAGCATGACGGTCCGGATCAGACTGAGTGCTGTCTGCCGGATTTCGCTCGCTAACCCGTCCCGCTGTTGCGGGCGCGGGAATCGTTCAGTCACCTGCATCAGATCCTTCGCCAGGTCGTACGATTTCTGCCAGATTTTCAGACGCTCGTGCTGTTGTACCATGTAGATCGCCAGATTTCCAGATCAACAGACTCCGCGGAAGCCGATGAGGATGTTCGCGTAGGACGGGGCGCTGCTCACGTACAGGCAGAACAGCCCATAGCCCGCGCCATCGCTCCAACCCCCGCCCCGCAACGCAGCACGCTGACCGGTTGCCTGGTAGTAGTAATCGTTGTCGTACTCTGCTTTTGCAGAGCCAACCGTTGCCGGAGAGAACGCGTCTGCCGCGAGGGACCGGTTGCCGTCCTTCGTTGGGGCGTAGAGTGTCGCGATGTTGCCGTNTGCGGTCGGCAGCNCGAGACCCCGCGCCCGGATACTCGGCGTCGATCGTGTGGTNCGCTGTGGTCCCGATGAGCATGTCGACCCACTCCCAGGCGTTCCCGACGAGGTCATAGACCCCCGACTCCTTGCCGTTGAGGCTCCATGAGGTCGGCCCCGTGCCGCGAGACACCGGGAGATCGCGTTGCCGCCATATCCCGGGGCCACCGGTCCGCCGCCCCTCGTAGATCGCGTTCCGCGGGTCGGCGGCGTCCTTACCCAGTTCGTGTTGCCTTTCGGGTAGCCGAGTCCGTACTGGTAGAGGTGCTTCATCGCCCATGCCGCCAGGCTGAACCACTCATATCCCCCGGGTAGGAAATGGCGGACGATCTCGTAGGTGTCGTTGCCCGTGATCGGCGCCGGGAGCGCCGGGTAGATCTCGACGAGTTTCGCGGCGTTTGCGTCCGCGTCATTGTCGCCGCCGGTCTTGACGATACGGCGGACGTAGGTGACACCGCCCTGCGTGATCCGGACCCTGCGCCGATCAGATCGGTGATCGCGGCGACGTAGAACTGTGTCGTGCTGCGGCGCCGAACGCGGCACAGGTGCCCGTTTTCTTGTTGCCGCTGCCGCCCCGGTTTTCGATCGCGATCTTGGCGTTGGTCCAGTTGATGTCGGTCCAGATGACAACCCCGGGTTTGGAGGCGGCACCGTGCGTGCCGGGACTGTTCGTGTCACTGGAGCCCCGCGAGACGTTGCTCGCGTCGTGCATGCACGCTGATACTTATCGATCCAGAACCCGCCGCACTCGATCCCGTTCAGGTTCGGATCCGAGAACCCCTCCGAGTCGAACAGCGGGATCCAGACCTGATGAATCTCAAGGTCGTTGCCCGAGCTGTCCTTGATGCGGAGGATGCGGTTCCGGAGGTCGGGAACGAGCGGGTGTGCGCCGATCGTGGTGCCGGGCACGGCCCCCCATGCGGTCGCGCTCCGGACGAGGACGTCGCCCTTCGTTGCGGCAATACCGTCGATGTTCACGGTGTAGCTCGCCCCGGTGCCCACAGGGGCCGGAAGTCGATCTGATCTGTCTTGGTCGCGAACCCGACCGGCCGGATCTTCTGCGTCCCGGTCGGCACGGTCTGTGTCAATCCGCCGGCCACCGGTCGGCGAGACGTAGACGAGGTTCCCAATAGTCCAACTCCAGCCGGTCTTCTCGGCCCGGCCCTGCGCGAGCGCGTTGCCGACGGTGTCTTCGACCGTGGCTGCGTCCGCGCAGAGGTAAAGGACGCCGGCGACAGTCGTTTCGGCGTTTGCCTGCGCGCCGGTAGAGTTTGCCGTCGGCCGCCTGGTAGAAGACAAGCCCGTACGCATTCGCGACGGTCTCGCCGAACGTCTGCTGGAGGATGCCTCCCTTCTTGTGGATCTCTCCTGCTACTCGGTTTACCATTGCTGTTGTTTCCTCCTTTTTTCAGATGTCGATGGTCGAATGGTGGAACGTCCCGCCGCCCCCGTGGTGTGCGCTTGACCTGGAGCGATCCCCGCTCGGTGC